GCTGGTATCCATGCAATCGCAGAAGGAACATTCAGTGCAAGTGCTAATGCGACTAAATTGGTCTTCACTACAGGTGTGTCTGAAACCGCTGCTTCTAGTGCTACTGCTAAAGCAACACTAAGTTCCATTGGTGACTTCACTGTTGCTGGTGACTTGATTATCAAGGATGGCGGTACAATTGGTTCTGCCAGTGACTTGGATTCTATGACGATTGCTTCTGACGGTGTGGTAACCTTTAGTCAGGCTCCTGTATTCCCTGATGGTTCTATTGCGGTTGCAGACCTTGACATAGACGGTGCAACAGACATTGGTGCTGCAATCGTTGATGCAGACTTGTTTATTGTTGATGATGGAGCTGGTGGTGCGAATAGAAAAACTACTGCTGCAAGAATTAAAACTTATATCGGTGCTAGTGCAGCTGCTGATGATATTACTGCTGGTGATGCAGCAGTTACCATAACAACAAGTTCGGGTAACATTACAATTGATGCCGCAGCAAATAACAGTGATGTTATTTTCAAAGGAACGGATGGTGGTGCTGATATCACTATGCTCACTCTTGACGGTAGTGCTGACGGTGCGGCTATATTTAAATCAACGGTTACTGCAACAGGAATTATAATTGGTTCGACTGCTGTTACCTCAACAGCTGATGAATTAAATGCTTTAGATGGTATTACTGCTGTGGTTGGAGAACTTAATGCTCTTGATATTGGTTCAACCGCAGTAGGTACGGCAGTAGCTTCTAAAGCAGTCATTCTAGATTCAAACAAAGATTATACAGGAATACGAAATCTGACCATCAGTGGTGAGATCGACGCAGCAACAGGTGATTATTCTGGTGCGGTAGACATTGCTGGCGCTACAACAACTGTTGCTATAACTGCAAGTGGTATCATAAAAACTGATGACAGCACTGCCGCAACAAGTACAACTGATGGTTCATTGCAAACAGATGGTGGTTTGTCAGTAGTCTTAGACGCTGTTATAGGTGATGACTTATTAATGCTTAGTGATGCATCAGTTATTCATTTTGGTGCCGACAGTGATGTAACCCTTACACATGTTGCTGATACAGGTCTGTTACTTAACGGCGCAATGGCTATTCAGTTCCGTGATTCTGCTATTAGTATTGCTTCTGATAATGACGGCGATTTAATGATTGCTGCTGATGATGAAATAGATATAACCTCAACTCTAATTGATATTAACGGTAATCTTGATGTATCGGGTACGGGTGTTATTGCTGGTGCTGTCACAACTGCTGCCTTGACTGCTAGTGGTATTATCAAAACAGATGATACTACTGCGGCCACAAGTACCACAGATGGTTCATTGCAAACTGATGGTGGTCTATCGGTTGCCGCAGATGCAGTTATTGGTGATGACTTATTCTTATTGAGTGACGCTGCTGTATTAACTTTTGGTGCAGATAAAGATGTTACCGTAACCCATGTTGCTGATGCAGGGATAATGATTAATGCTGCAATGCAACTCCGTTTCCGTGATAGCGCAATCAGTATTGGTTCGCCAGCAGATGGTGATTTAGATATTAATGCTGACGATGAAATTGAATTAAACTCAACTTTGATTGATGTTAATGGTAATTTGGATGTTTCAGGAACAGGTGTCATTGCTGGTGCGGTGACAACTGCCGCCCTAACTGCAAGCGGTATTATTAAAACGGATGATACTACTGCGGCCACAAGTACAACTGATGGTTCGTTACAAACAGATGGTGGATTATCGGTTAAATTAGACGCAGTTATTGGTGATGACTTATTAATGCTTAGTGATGCATCAGTAGTTGCATTTGGTGCTAACTCAGAAATTACATTGGCTCATGTCCATAATGTTGGTCTTACGATAGAGCATCATACTGCCGGTGATAACTTACCAGTTGTTCTTCAATTAAAATCTGAAGAAGATGTGGTTGTTGCGAATGAGGTTATTGCTTCAATTGAGTTTGCTGCTGGTGACTCAGATGGAACAGACGGTGCCGCGGTTGCAGCTGGTATTCACGCAATCGCTGAAGCAACCTTTAGTGCAAGTGCAAATGCAACGAAACTAGTATTTACTACAGGTGTATCTGAAACTGCTGCATCAAGTGCAACTGCTAAAGCGACACTAAGTTCAATCGGTGACTTCCAAGTTGCTGGTGACTTAGTAGTTAAAGATGGCGGTCTTATTGGTTCTGCTAGTGACTTGGATGCTATAGCGATTGCCTCAAATGGTGTAGTGACCTTTACTCAGATACCAGTTATGCCAGCAAACTCCATCGACAGTGATGAATATATAGACGGTAGTATTGATAGAGCGCATCTTTCTGCTGATATTATTGATGCAACTAAGATTGCTGATGATGCTATTGATTCAGAACACTATACAGATGGTTCTATTGATAACGCACATATCGCTGATGATGCTATTGACTCTGAGCATTATGCTGCTGGTAGTATCGATACTGCCCACATTGCCGACGACCAAGTGACAGAAGCAAAAATGGCAAATGATGCGATTGGTTCAGCAGAACTTAAAACACTGTCAACTCTGTTGATTAAAAACTCTGGTGGCACTACATTAAAAACTTGTCATACTGCGGGTGCATAAATAGTAATATGAAGAATAATAGGAGCAATCCGTAATGTTAGGAAGTCAATTTTACCATGAAACAATTAGAAAAGTTATTGTTGCTTTTGGAACTGTATTTAATAATATACAATTAGTTCGTAAAGATAATGATGGTGTTATACAACAATCTATGAAGGTTCCCTTAGCATATGGACCACGACAGAAATTTTTGGTTAGGCTTAAAGAAGATCCAGACTTGACAAAACAAGTTGCAATTACACTTCCACGTATTGGATTTGAAATTAAAAACCTAACTTATGATTCTGCTAGAAAATTGAATCGTATACAAAAGTTTAAGAAAACAAAAACAGGGAATTCTTCTAAACTTGATACACAATTTATGCCAGTCCCATATAATCTTTCAATTGAACTTTATATAATGGCAAAAAATTCTGATGATGCCTTGCAAATTGTTGAACAAATTCTTCCTTATTTTCAACCTGATTATACTTTAACATTTAATGATATGGCAGATATGGGTATTAAGAGAGATATACCAATTATATTGAATGACATATCGTATGAGGATAATTATGAAGGTGATTTTGAAACGAGAAGAGCTATAATTTATACGTTGTCTTTTACAACTAAATTTTATTTGTATGGTCCGGTAACTGATTCTGGTGTTATTAAGACTGCCGTTGTAGATCAATATACTAATCTTTCAGCAAATACTCCAGCAAGAGAACAGAGATATACTGTTACGCCAGATCCAACTAGTTCTGATGCTGATGATGATTTTGGATTTAACGAAACAACATCATTCTTTCAAGACTCAAAAGTTAAAGATGTTGTTACGGGTGAAGATAAATTAACGTCATGAGCAATGAAATTGATAGAGCATTGGGTGTAGTTCAAGAAATTGAATTTAATCCTCCGATTGAAACAAAAACAAAAACAATACAAGTAAATAACAGTAAAGAAGCAGACATAGAAAATGATTATGCATACCAACGACAAAACCTTTATAGCTTGGTTGAGCGAGGTTCTGACGCAATTGAAGGCATTCTTGAATTGGCCAGAGAAAGCGATGCACCAAGAGCGTATGAGGTTGCAGGCAACTTAATTAAACAAGTTGCAGAGATAACAGAAAAACTTGGTGATCTTCAAGAGAAAATGAAAAGACTAAAAGAAGTTCCAAGTAACGCACCTAAGAGTGTTACCAATGCATTGTTCGTAGGGAGTACTGCTGAGTTGCAGAAAATGTTGAAAGAGAAATGATGCACAACAGTCCTATAACCCTTGTCAATAAGGGTGGTATAGCAGCTACGATGGATAAATTATCCATTGGAAATAATCTTAAATATCACATGAAAAGGTGTCTAATAGAAATTGCCGATTCTATAGATAATCCTGTATTAGCATATTCAGGAGGAATGGATTCTGGATATGTATTACGTTGTCTATCAGATTTAAAAATCGACAAGATTAAAGTGTATCATGGTAGATTTCAAAACAAGGGAATCACCATGGCCAAGGATTCTGATAGGGCAATACGTTATGCTCGTTCTCTCGGAATAGAACCTAAAATTGTTGATATGGAATTAAACTCGCAGGTATTTGAAAAGGCAATCTCGTTCGGTGAAAAATACAATTTTACTTCACCAATTGCTTTGGTGCAAGAAATATGGCGACAAAATATTGATGGGAATGTCATAAAGGCTGGGGGGCTTTTTGGTGAAAACCCACCTGATTCTAGTACTCCCGATAGATACAGCAATCAATCCTCTTCTATGATTCGATTCTTTTCTCTTGTTCCAGACTCAAATA